CCACCGTTTTCGGTGAATTGCATTTCTGGTACTACAACAATTCGGAACTGATCTACTGTTCCAATTTCACCATTCATGACATTTCCAGCATCAGCATACTTTTCAACAGATACGAAAGCGGGCTGACTGTGAAGATCAGTCATGGCTCGTAGAATTGGAATTAGTTCAGAACCAACATACATTACACGGCCACCATTAATGGTTTTCGTGTCAATCATTCGAGATCCAGCAATGATCTTCGTTTGCTTAGGAGTTTTATTATCGTCCAAAGCAATAGAAAGATTCATTAAATCTCGATATACAACAACTTCATCAACTGCCAATTTACTGCCTGTAGTAACAGCAGGACTAGCAGAACAATAATAAGCTGTTCCGTTAGCAGTTGCATTAGTAATAAGATCTGCCTGAAGCTCCGCTTCAGTCAGCTCATTAGCACCAACAAGAGCTTCCTCAGTAATATGCATTAACAATTCTGCATCAGAATCGAAATCCATTGATTCCTGAGTATACTCAGTGAAAAAACCACGTTTAAGTAATTCGCCCTCAATTTGAGTACGAGTAAAACCAACACGGTTAACTCGACCACCGTTTTCACGGAGAGTCGGGATTTTAGATTTAATTGTACCGGTGTCTTTAGAAGATCCGTACAAGTTCTGGTCATTCAATCCAACTTCACCGTCAACACCAGCTGCAGTTCGAGCAGCAGCTCTATTTGCATAGTTGGTATTTTGAAGAACACCAGCAGCATTCCATGCAGAATAAGTACCAGCAGTTAGTGCTGTACCTGCTGCATCTAGTCCCTGGTCACCTGTATTCAAAACATCAAGCAATGGGACATACACATCTTGCTTGATTTTTTTACCCATATGCTTAGGCATAGCACGTACATCAGCCAAAGGCATGAAATACATGCGATCCCGAACAGCAATCAGGGCTTTCTTAAAATAATAATCGGTTCTCGCTTGAGGGCCGATATCTGACGCAGTACCGCTAGCAGTGCTAGAAGGTGCGTTATACATGTTTTCGTTAGCCATGATAAATGTCCTGTATTAAATAGTGTTAACTACCGGACAGCATACTTCTTCATAAAGTCCTCATCAGAAAGACCTAAAAAGTCCTCTTCTTTTGGAATCTTTTTAGCAGCAGTTTGCTTAACCGGAGCTACTGCCTTTCGTTTTTTATTTCGATCAGCATTAGCTTGTTCTTGTTTTTCTTCCATCTTACTTGATACTTCAGATGTATCCTCAGGACTATTTTGTGTTCGAAGACCACCATTTTTAAATAAATATTCGGCAATTTGTCTATACGCATCTACATCGGCTATACCAGCTAATTTACCCAAAGCTTTATCCCTTTGTAGTATTGTATTAACTTTATCAAATACACCATTACTCATATGAGTATTAATGACTCCAATAATTTCAGGATGCTCAGATATTGTTTCTTTACTGTCGGCATCCCAATCTTTGGTTAGAACATTAATAGTCCTATTAAAAGTATCAGTATCTTTGATGTCTTCGAGAACCTGATCCAGATTATACTCTTTATCAGAAATAGAATAATCTGTAGGCTCATAGTCTGTCGGAGCATCTTTGTCAATATCCAAAGGATCTAAAGTACTTTCTTTAATAAGCTTAGTGAGAGCTTTAGGGTCTTTTTTAGAGATATCAATTAGATTATGTAACTTATCTTCTTTTAGAAGATCGTTATTCTCTAACATCTTAATTATCTTTAGATGCGGCTTTAACTGCGACATCTTCTTTTGATAATTAGCGCCCATTTGCATTAAGCGCACGATATCATCTGGTTCCTTAACCTGTATGTCTACACCATTGGCTTTGAAAGGTTCAGATACCTTTTTATATGCACTTTCGTAATCAAACTCTTTTGTTTCCGGAGTATCCTCCTTTGTGTCAGTTGAGTTTTCAGTACTAGTATCAAGAGATTCTGTAGCATCACTATCAGTAGATTTTTCATGCTCCGGCTGAGTATCCCCTTCCGGTTGGCTTACTTCATCTTGGCTAGTTTCAACGTCAGTTTGCTCTTGTGCATCACTACCTTCCTCGTTAGAGGAAGTTGCTTCTGTTTCATCTATTTGTTCAACTGGTTCTTCTATATCTAACTTCTGTTCATCAGTAGGCTCTTCAGTAACTTCGTCAGATAAGAACTCAGCTGGATCTTTGTCTAAAAATTCTTGATCGGATAGTTCTAAAGAAGTTTGGGTCATTTAGATACCTCTTCTCTTAGTAGCTCTTCACGAGTTGTTTCATGCTCTCCAATCGCTTGATCCATTTCTGCTCCACGCCGCATAACAGATTCTAGCCAATTTTTAAGAGCGCCTACACCGTATATCATATTATCTATTACTTGTTTTTGTTCTGGATTCATTAAAGAACTCTTTGCCATAACTAACCTGGCAGCTTCTTCCTTGAAATAGCCTTCCTCTATTACATCTTTCCATAGGCTATCGGTTATTAGCTTAGCAGTATTGTCTCTTAACTTCCGTATTCTGGTAGCCATTTCAATTTGAATTTCCACTTGTTCTAAGTCGTTCATAAAAATCCTTATTTATTAGTTAGAGATTTTAGAGCGTCTTGGTCTAGTTTAGATAATCTGTCGTGCTCTTTGGCTTCCATGTTCTGTGCATGTTTACGATCAGATTCTGCTTGTTTTTGTGCAGCTCCGACTCCGGATTCTTTCTCAACGAAATCAAGATCACTAATATCAGAAGCACTATGCATGCTTCTTGCTTTAGCTTGCTCTGTTTGAGTTTTCGCAGTTTTAAGTTGAACATCAACCTCATTCTCACGACCTTTAGCAGTCTCATTAGCTACTTGTGCTTGTAGCAATGCCATCTCAAGCTGCATTTTTTGTTGAGCCATTGGATCGGGTTGAGGTTGGTATTCTTCAATACGCTTAGCTAAGTCAGGCATCTTACGAAGTTTAGCTATATCAGCCAAAATCATTTGGCTCATTTCAGGAGGCATAGTATTTCCCATAGTTTGTAACATAAATGCCAACTCGCTACCTTTCTGCTCATCAGCTTCTGCGGTAGAGATATTAAGCTTAATGTCATACTTCCCTCCAAGATCATTTCTATTAACGGCCACGAACTCTTCATTAGTAATTCTAATAATTTCTTCATCGTCTAAAAATTCGGCGTTCATAGAAATAATCTTACGACCTATCTGATTTAAACCATTAGACAGCCGGCGTAAAATACCCAGCTCTCTTTTAGACGTAGCATCCAAAGCTGATCTAATACCAGTAGCCGTTGCACCTAATGCTTGTCCAGAAATACCCTGGGTAAATGCTTTAACTCCAGTTAAAGCTTCTGCATCATTGTTCTGCATATTCAGTACTTCTAAAGCTGACCTAGGAATTTCCGGATACACTTCCATATGAAACGCTTGTCGTGGATCAACATTAGAATTAAATTTATAGTCATCCCCGCGCTCGAACTTACGTGCGTTAGTAACATCTAAAGCGTCTTTTCTAACGCCTTGCTGTCCGTTAGCACTACGTCCAATAATATCGATAATACCCCTGGTAACAGCTCCCACTATTTTTTGATTGTCTTCTATAAGGGATGCGTCTGGTTCTCCATAAATATTCTTGCGGCGGGGTAAGTATTGAACGAGGACAAAAGGAATCTTTTTATCTGGGTAAGGATTCTCTTCCATTCTAATGAAAGTACTACCTACCCAAGTAGCTACAAAAGGTTTAACTTCTCCGGTATCATCTATATCCCAATACCCCCAGTATTCCCTGGCAATTACTTTCTTACGTGCCTTATCTTTAAACGTAAAAGAAGTATCATCTGAATTAATAGCATGGTCTGGTTCAGCTAATACAGAAGCACTTTCAAAATTAATATCATCTAAATTTTTATATCTCCCGTCTTTCTTAAGTTCAGATAGAGATGTCTCAAAGCTATACACCGCAAAATTAGCTTTCTCTATATCTCCTTCACAGGTAGGATCTAATATTATATTGTTATAATCACAAACTGTTAATACAGGTTGATTCTTAACAGTAACTGTTTTAAGTTTTGATTTTTGTCCAATCTTTACTTCCTGCATTGCAGGTTGACCAGTATTCGGATCTACGACAGGTTGACCTGTTTGTGGATCGATTACAGGCTGTACCTCCATAATGTCTTCCCACACTTTGCGCTTGTCTTCTTCAAATTCCCAACCAATTCGTACTATTGCAGTACCTTCATCTACAGCTGTTCTAATATACTCATCTATAAACTTAACCTTATCCATACGACAGTTAAGCTGGTAATTAAGGAGCATGCCGTTTTGTACTGCAAATTCTTTATCTTCAAATGTCTGCGGAGAGGTATTAAACAAATCATCTGTAGAAAGAAAAGGTTCAGACAGAGCAGCATATCTCCATTCTGCTTGTCTTCGAGCTAACTTAGGAACTAATTTAGAACGCCCTTTTTTATTATTAATAGCTTGATCCCCATCAAGGACTTTAAGCCAATTGTCTACTTCTTGAACATGAACATCGTGAGCTACTTGAGCAGATTCAAAATCTGCTTTGAGTTCTGAAAGACTAGGGGGGTTAGTCCAATCTACTAAAGTAGATGCATCAGTTTCTACGTGATCTATAGGATCATCTATGTTCGTATCACTCATTCCTTACTCCCGGCTCTTTCTAATTGTTTCTCATAGCTACTGTATTGCGTTTTAAGGAAATTATCAACCTTATAAAACTTAAGTCCATCTATCGTATCATAATAGTCTAAATACTTGTCAAACATAGAACTAAAATTCTCCAGTGCTATAGAAGCATAAATGTCATCTTTCTGTACTATTTCAGATACAAAGTAAGTCCAAACCTTAGCAAAGTCTAGCTTAGCTTGTACGCTTTCCCCTACTAGGACTCCTGCTATCACATACCCTTTTATTGGACGAGAATATCTGTAGAATAAAGCCGCTTCTCCTTCTTGTATTAAACTTGTATGTAAAAATATCATAAAATATTCACTATTGCTGAAGAAAAGACATTGCCCATACCAGCCCCTAAACTAAGAAATCTACCTGACTCTTCGTTAATAGCTAACGCCGTTTCTATAGCTGTGGAGGCGCCCATAGTATGCCCTATTCGTAGTTTATAACTGATTAGCTTTATATCTCCAAATTTTTCTTCAAGTATTTGTTTTTCAACTTGGTTGTCGTCTGAGAAAGTATTGTGTGTTTTTATGAAATTAATGCCAGTTGCGTCAACGTTATCAATTACTTTCCTATAACCTTCTCCTAGGGGGGAGATACCTAGGGGGTTACCATGATATTCGGAAGCTATATGCATGTCTATAACCTCTGCTAATGGTATATTTCCGCTCTTAACAATGGAAGTTAAGCTTTCTAGTACAGTTATATTACATCCCTGTCCAAGTCTAAACTTTTTAACGGATGTATCGTTTTCCTCGTGAACTAACTTACTTAATCCGCTTTCTCCAAATATGCTTAAATATTCTTCAGATAGCCCATTATCTACTGAAATGACTACAACAGCATTCAGTACTCCTAAAGTTAGCATATTTTTAGCTGTATACCAAGCTGAATGGCCACTAATACAGCTTGTGCTATCAGTAGCTATATAATCAAAAGATCCTAATTGGTTTGCTAGATATCCTGCTTGTACTTGAGAAATCCCCATTACAGGTATTCTGTAAGAAGGATACTTATCTGAGCGTAAGACGGTAGTTAAATATCCTGTCCAGCTGTTATTCCCAGCTGCTAAAATAAACCCTACTTTAGATTGATTACGGCTAGCTAAAGAATTAACAAAATCGTACGTGCCTTTATCTGCCCCACATTTACCAGTTAATACGTAGTCTATAAGCTGCATAGGCATTATCTTTATACCTTGTTCCACTGGCATCCCACCATCGCTTACTTGGTGTACGTATTGAGGGTATGGAATATGCTCTAAAAGATGGATTTCCTCAGAATATACTGAATTAGTGTGAGTTATATACATCGCTTCGCGTATTCTTTTACGTCATTAATATCACAGTTTTTAGTAGATTCAGTTTTAACAAATTCTTTTATTGCTTGAATAGATATATTGCCTTGGCGTATAAAGGCTTGGAATGTAGCTTCAGAAATACCAAATAAATGAGATAGCCATACAAAAAATACAATCATGCCTAAACTATCTAGACGCCCCATATCTAAACGATCCTCCATAGATTCTATAGGTATGTATTCCTCGCTCAACGGCGCATCTTGCTTAAGAATTAAATTAATAACGTATAAGAATTCTTCGTCAGTAAAATTAAATTCAGTATTCATCTCAATATTATTATACGATATAATAATGGCTGTCAAGTTATTGTAATATTGTTAACTTTAAGGAGATCTTATGAAAGTAGTAATAATAGAAGAAATCGCAGATTTATTGGGAATATCCCAGAGAAAAGCAGCTAACATTGTTAACACTGTTTTTAAGGAAGTACGACAAGGACTTATTACAGATGGCAAAGTTACGGTTAGAGGATTTGGTTCTTTCCAGACAAGAAATAAAAACAAAAGAATAGGGCGTAATCCTAAAACAGGAGAAGATGCTGTTATATCCGCACGAACAGTTCCCACCTTTAAAGCTTCTAAGTTATTCAAATCTAAGGTAAATCGATCTGATGATTATTTATCCAGTTAAAATCTATAGACCCAATGCACATGGCGATCTGGAGTATGTGAAAACTGTGTACCCAGAAGTTTTAGCTAAAATTCATTGGGATAGATTTAATCGTGATACTGGACAATTAAATTTACGTAGTAAATACCTAAGAGGGGACCAATCTTATGAAAACACACAAGTGGAAGAGTAATACACAAGAAGCTTTATGTGGCGCTACTGACTATACCGCTGCTATTATTTCACACCATTGGCTCCCAGTAACATGTAAAAAATGTAGAATAATTAAGAGACTTAAGCCTAAATTAGCTTTAATTAAGCGACAAATAGTATCTGGTGAGAAACGCTTAAAAATACTAAAAAACTTGGAACAGAAATACCAAAGCGAACTTAGAAAGGAGTAAGCTATGGGCGATTTAACGGCCAACTTCGATAAAAAAGAATATGCTTGTAAATGTGGATGTGGTAAAGACAACATTAAAGATGAGCTTGCTACAAAAGTACAACTAGTACGAGATATTGTAAAACGAGGAATTCGTATTAATAGTGGGATTAGATGTGAAAAACATAATGCTGCTATTAAAGCCACTCCTTCTAGTTCTCATATAGATGGATGGGCGGCAGACCTAGGCTATAATGGCTCTGCGGAACGGTATCAAATATTAAATGCTGCATTACAAATATTCGATAGAGTAGGTATTGCAAAAACTTTTATTCATGTAGATGTAGATAGAAATAAAAGTCCTGGTGTAATTTGGCTATACTCTTAATGTATTCTTGACATTGCTACAATATAAGCAATTAACAAAATAGTAGCAATAGCGGATACCCCGCCCAAAATCCAAAGAAATATTTTCATTTTGTTTTAGTCATAGCTGCAAGTGGATTTTCTAATGCTTTAGTAATTTTCTTATCTATCTTAGCTTCTAATGCTTCAATCTGGGAATCAACTTTTGTAAGTTTATCGTCCCATCTTTGAGATGTATCAATTATTAGTTCTCTTACTTCTTTCTCTGTATTCCTCATAGCTTGTCTAGTTTCTAAGCCATCTGCTCTCGACCTTTTATCTATAGCATCAATCTGATCTAATTGTTGATTAACGGTGCTTTTAATATCTGTTCTAATATCCCTGGCAGTTGCTTGGGCATCAGATACTAGGGACTGTACTGCTAATATTTCAGCTCTTATTGTATCTTCTGTTTCAGTAACTACTGCTCCTAATGTCCGGATTTCAGCATTAATAGTTTCTTTAAGTGCAGTAACTTCAGTACTAACTACTTCTCGTTCAAGTTCTAATGAAGCTTTTACACCATCCACAGATGTTGTTATGACTTCTAAGCGTTTATCAAAGGTTGATAAATCTGGAGCCACATAAGAAGTAATTTGCTCTTTCATATCCATATAGTCTTTATAGAATTCAAATCCTCCCCATAGTCCTCCACCAAGAGTTCCTAGTAA